CCATGCGTCGTTACTTGCAGTCGTTAGGTTGGACGGAGTGGAGCAATATGATTGGGATACGCGCTGACGAACAACGCAGGGCGGTTAAGATGACACCAGACTACAAGGGAGAAACTCCAATAATGCCTTTGCATCAGGCCGGAGTTAAGAAGTCTGATGTTCTAGAGTTTTGGGCAAAATCAAACTTTGACCTAAAACTTCCAATAATCAACGGAGAAACAATTGGCGGGAACTGTGACTTGTGTTTCCTAAAGTCACTCCCGAAGATTCTGACATTGGTAGCACAAAAACCCGAACGTGCTACTTGGTGGGCAAAACAAGAAAGTTGGGCGCAAACACAAACAATGGGAGATGGGAATCGATTTAGAATTGACCGCCCTCGCTATGCTGATATACACAACTTTGTAGACCGGCAAGGCGATATGTTTGACGATTCAATTGAGTGTTTCTGCGGCGAATGATTCTCTCCCCACACAACAGGAACCTAGCCCGTGAGATGGTGGATAACGCACCTGACGGGCATATCCTAGAAGTCCGGCCACCTAAACGCAGTCTTGACAGCAACAGGTACTACTGGGCGGTCTTGGGTGATATATCCGAGCAGGTGGTTCCAGGTAGGTTTTATGAGCCTAGCGTTTACCACGAATACTTTAGAACTCTTTTCCTACCTGAACGGATGGTGGAGTTGCCGGACGGAAGCATAAAGATGCTAGAACCGAGTACGAGCGAGTTAAACCAAGCGACGTTCTCTGAGTACACGGAGAAGGTGGTGAAGTGGGCTTTGGAACATGATGTAAGATTTAGTGACAATACGAGGGGGCTCAAGTGAAGGTTCTCCCAATAAAAAACGAAGAATCTTATCCTTGGCTGCTAAAAAAACATTATGCAAAACGCATACCGTCAATTAGCTACGCATTTGGTTTATACGACGAGCTTGAATTGATTGGCGTTGTAACTTACGGTATGCCAGCAAGCCCATTTTTGTGCGTAGGTGTATGCGGAGAACACAACCGCAACGACGTTATAGAATTAAATCGTTTGTGTTTAGATGGAAACGAAAAAAACCAAGCCAGTTTTTTGGTTGCTAATAGCATAAAAATGTTACCAAAACCAAAAATAATCGTGTCTTACGCAGATACTGCAATGGGTCATATTGGGTATGTATATCAAGCCACTAACTTTTTATTTACCGGCACAACAAAAGAAAGAACTGACATGGCTTCTGAAAATGGTGGGCATAGCCGCCATAATTCTGGTGACTCAACTAAAAGAGTAGATAGAAGCGCAAAGCACCGTTATGTGTTTATACACGGAAATAAACAAGACAGAAAACGATTGTTGAAAGAATTAAATTACGATGTTTTGCCATACCCAAAAGGCAATTCACAAAAGTATGACTCTGGCGGTTCAGTCCCAACTCAAAACCTTCTTTTTGCATGACAAAAGATGAAAAAAACCATCTCTCTAAAGTTGCAGCCCTCGGATGCATGGTCTGCCGAAGAATTGGGTACTCTGATAGCCCGTCTGAAATTCATCATCTGCGGGCCGGTCAAGGATGGGGCAGGTCTTCGCACTACCTTGCAATACCACTATGCCCAGAGCATCACCGAGGTAAAACTGGAGTTCACGGACTCGGAACCAAAGGCTTCCCAAAGCACTATGGATTTACAGAACAAGATTTGCTTGACGACGTAAACAAGGAACTGAATGAAAGCAATAGCGATAGCAACAACTGAGGGGAAGTGCCTTCCTGTCCTAGCCGCCTCCGTGACCTTCTACGTCCCGCAGGATGTGACGGTATTCCTAGCCGGTAGCGACATTATCTTCCCGCGCCACAGGACTGTGAACCTTCCCAACGACGCTACTAACTTTGGAGACGCTTATAACGCGGTGGTCAAGCGGGCGTTCGAGGAGGTTGACGAGGTTGTGGTCTGTAACGACGATATTGTGTTCAACCCTACCACCTGGAAGTTGCTTGGCGAGGACGTTGCGTTTTTGCGAGACAAAAGCATCCCCCTCGGATGGGCATCCGCTAGGTCTGATTATGCCCGAGGATTGCAGAACATTAGGCTAGGGCAGGGAAAAATGGAGTGGTTCAGGTACGAGACAGAGAACCTTATTAACATCACCGATGTTATAGCCCCGATTTGTAGTTACATATCCAAGGAGGCTTGGGTGGACTTCCCGCCTATCAACTGGTACTCGGACGACGTGCAATGCTTGGACATCCAGAAGAAGGGTTTCCAGCACGCCATCAGCAGGGCTTACGTCCACCACGTCGGTTCTCAAACGTGTGGATTTAATGCCAAAGAACTTATACAATCTGCCCAACCTTGGATTAAAGCAAATAGGCCGGAGTTATACGACTTATGGTTTCGGAAGAAAGACTAAAAAACTGGGCTTTTTATTGTGCGTGGGGTCATGTTGGCCCTGAACACCGTACCCAATGCGCCAGCGCAGAAGGTAACTACGAGTCCGAGGATGTCTTTGAGGGCGAGGAGCCAAGGATAGAACCCGATATGCTTGACGGGCAGGAAGTAGAGAACGCAGTAAGGGTTTTACCCGATATAAGCCGCAGGGTTTTGAAGGCAAGGTATATCCAGTACCCGTACAACTTGAGCCACAATGTAGCCCAAAGATTACGGATGAGCGCGGATAGGTTAGAGGCAGAATTACACATAGCCAAGAGGAGGCTACATGACAGACTTAACAGAAATCAGGCAGGGCACAGAGGAATGGTTACAGGCGAGGCTGGGGTTTTGCACCGCGAGCAGGGTTAGCGATGCCTTGGCGGGCAAGGATACCGAGACCCGCAAGAACTACCTCTGGCAGCTTGTAGCAGAAAGGCTCACCAAGACCCAACAGGCTAGTTTTGCGCCCAACGCGGCAATGATTAGGGGTACGGAGCAGGAACCCATCGCCAGAGCCGCATACGAGGCTCACACGGGCGTTTTCGTAGACCAAGTAGGGTTCGTCCCACACCCGACGATAAAGTGGCTAGGAGCCTCTCCTGACGGCTTGGTTGGGGATGAGGGTTTGGTAGAGATTAAGAACCCGAACACGGCCACGCACCTGCAATACAGGAAGGCGGGCAAGGTTCCGACCAAGTACAAGAATCAGATGATGCTCCAACTTGCTTGCACGGGTAGGAAATGGTGCGACTTTGTGAGTTTCGACTCCCGACTGCCTGTCAGCAAGATGCTGTTCATCGTGCGGTTCGAGCCGGAACAAAAGGAGATAGACGAGATGTTGGACAAGATTCAGGTGTTCTTATCAGAAGTGGAGGCCGAGTGTGACGATTGACGACCTGGCGGTAGAGGCGGGATTGTTTTTGAAGGAGGGGGAGTTGTTGTTCAACTTCCACGAAGACTCTCGTACCCAGTTGCAGAGGTTTGCGGAAATCGTGCGCGAGGAGGAGATGTTGCGGTGCGCGAGGATGGCAGAGGATTGGGGATTTAAGAGCTTGGCCCAGGAGATGAGGGGTTGAGCCAGCAGGTGATGATAGAAGCCCTGTATCAGGAGATTATGGGCGTTCTAGAGAAGTTTGACGAGGCACTCCCTCTAGCCTCTGTGGTAGGTGTCTTAGAGGTAATCAAGTACCAACTTTTGAATAATACGGAGGAAGACGAATGAGAGACGGACTTATATCTGCACACTTCTACGCGCAGGACGCGGCGTTTTTCGTGCTATGTATGCTTGGCGTTATTATCTTCGCGGGGTGGACAGAGTGGCGGCGTGGTTAATAGCCGGTATCGGTGTTGTATACCTTGTGGTGGCGGTGCAGTTGCTACTAGAGGGTAAGGTGGGTCTTGGCGTGGCTTTCTTAGGTTATAGCCTTGGCAACGTGGGTCTTTATTTAGCAGCCAAATAGGAGAAGTAAATGGAATACGATAATACGAATAGTGGTGTGTTGTTTAAGAACGAGTCGGACAACGAGAAAGCTCCATCCTACAAAGGCAAGTTAAACGTGGATGGGACTGAGTACAACCTAGCCGCATGGATTAAAACAGGCAAGTCTGGGCAGAAGTTTATGAGCCTCAAGGTTGAACTACCCAAGCCCAAGGCAGAGCCAAAGCAACAAGCCTTAGAGGACGACATTCCATTCTAAGCAAGCAACAGCTACGCGCCCTGTTTGTTTACAGGAAAGGAGAACTTGTGTGGAAGCCTCGACCCATTGAGGCTTTCGCCAAGTATTCCGCGTATGTCATGTGGAACGCTAGGTACGCCAACACAATCGCAGGACACATAACCCCTCGCGGTTATCGCAAGATTGCTATATTCAAAAAGCCTTACTTTGCTCACAGGATTATCTGGGCTTATCACCACGGGTGGTGGCCCGAGACCGTTGACCATAAGAACTGCAAGTTTGCCGACAATAG